TGCAAAACTAGGTTTATAATTGTTGTATAATAGTAACAACCGAACAACCCAAGAGGAATCGGATGCAGGGCGCAAAAACAATAGAATGGCTTGAAACCAAGGGGCTAATCCCTTACGCAAAGAACTCTAGAACCCACAGCGAGGCGCAAGTCGCGCAGATAGCGGGAAGCATCAAGGAGTTCGGGTTCAACAACCCCGTCTTAATAGACGAAGACAACGGAATTATTGCCGGTCACGGCAGGGTCATGGCGGCCCAGAAACTAGGCTTACAGGCCGTCCCGTGTATCAGGCTGGCTCACCTATCAGACACCCAGCGCAAAGCCTACGTGATAGCGGATAACCGCCTAGCGTTGAACGCAGGGTGGGATGACCAGATGCTGACGCTGGAGTTGCAGGAATTAGACGGCGAGGACTTTGACCTGTCCCTGCTAGGGTTCGAGGCAGACGAGTTAAACGCCCTGCTAAACCCGATAAAAGAAACAGAGGGGCTGACGGACGAAGACGCAGTCCCAGACGTTCCAGAGGAACCCAAAACCAAGCCGGGGGACATCTACCAACTTGGACGGCACAGGTTAATGTGTGGGGACTCTACAAGCATAGACGCGGTAGAGAAGCTGATGGACGGGCAACTGGCCGACATCCTGATTACCGACCCGCCGTATAACGTGGCGTATGAGGGGTCAAATGGCCTCAAGATTAAGAACGATGACATGGGCGATGACCAGTTCCGGCAATTTTTGCGGGACGCTTTTGTGGCCGCAGATACGGTAATGAAGTCCGGGGCGGTGTTTTACATTTGGCACGCAGACTCAGAAGGCTACAACTTCCGTGGCGCGTGTAAGGATACCAACTGGACGGTTAGACAGTGTTTGATATGGAACAAAGACGCTTTAGTGATGGGGCGGCAAGATTACCATTGGAAACACGAACCTTGCTTATATGGGTGGAAAGAGGGCGCAGGCCATCTTTGGGCAACAGACCGAAAGCAAACCACAATTTTAGAATTCAAAAAACCAAAACGAAACGATGTCCACCCAACCATGAAGCCGGTGGAACTGATTGAGTATCAGTTGCTAAACAACACAAAGGGACAGGACATTGTCCTAGACCTGTTTGGCGGCTCTGGCTCCACCATGATTGCGGCAGAGAAGAATGGCCGCACCGCACGCCTGATGGAACTAGACCCAAAGTATTGCGACGTAATAGTAAAGCGGTGGGAAGACTTCACCGGCCAGAAGGCTGAACTTGTATAAGAGATGGCTCGTGGTATATAAGCACGACGGCTCGCCTGTGGATGGCGCAATATTTGTCCACAGGTCTGCGGCAGAAAAATACTGCAACGCACAAGCCAATGCGAGTAAATTAGAAGTCAAGCAGTTTAATTTAACGGAGATATAAAGATGGCAGAAGGAGTGGGCAGACCGGCTCACCAACCAACTGACCAGAATCGGCTTCAAGTCAAGACTCTGGCTGCGGTAGGTATCCGGCACGAAGACATAGCAACAAAGCTCGGAATCAGCGCAGACACGCTAGCCAAGTATTACCGCCAGGAACTAGACGATGGGCGGGTAGACGCTAACGCGCAGATAGGCAAGTCGCTATACGAACAGGCCAAGAACGGCAACACCACGGCAATGATATTTTGGCTAAAGACCAGGGCTGGGTGGAAGGAAACGCAGGTTAACGAACACTCAGGACTAGACGGTCAACCCCTGGTAATCTCGTGGCAGAAGTAACAATCCCTTATGCGCCAAGACCCCAACAGCTTCTGGTTCACGATGCGCTGGAGGCTAATAGGTTCGCGGTGGCTGTATGCCATCGTAGGTTCGGCAAGACTGTTGCTGCCATAAACCACCTTATCCGCGCAGCCATGCTCTGCGGCAAGGAAAGCCCACGGTACGCCTACGTTGCCCCAACCTACTCTCAGGCAAAGAGGGTGGCGTTTGACTACCTGCTAAAGTTTACGGAGCCCCTGACCCCAACGGCTAACATCAGCGAACTCAGGGTAGACTTCTACGGAAGGCGAATAAGCCTCTACGGTGCGGACAACCCAGATTCCCTGCGAGGAATATACTTAGACGGGGTGGTTCTAGACGAGGTAGGGGACATGAACCCGAAAGTCTGGAACGAGGTGCTAAGACCTGCGCTAACGGATAGACTAGGCTGGGCGTTATTCATTGGAACACCGAAGGGCGCGAACCACTTTAAGGACTTGCGCGACAGGGCAGAAAAAGAGGAAGGGTGGGGTTTACTTGAATTTAAGGCTTCGCAGACAGGTATTATCAGTCCAGAGGAACTTGAAGCTGCCAAGAAAGAGATGGGCGACGACAAGTTCGCAACTGAATTTGAGTGTTCCTTTAATGCTGCGGTTGAGGGTGCGTATTACGGCGCGATACTTAATACGCTTGCACCTGAACGCTTTACGGAGTTCGCGACAGATAACCTCTGCAAGACGTACACGGCTTGGGACTTGGGAGTTGGGGATAGCACAGCTATATGGGTTTGCCAGGTCGCAGGGCAGGAGAGGCGGCTCATCGACTTCGTTGAGAACCACGGTCAGGGACTAGATTGGTACGTCAACTGGATTAAGCAAAATGATTACACAAAGGCTGAACACATCTTGCCCCACGACGTTGAGGTACGAGAACTCGGCACAGGCAAGAGTAGAAAAGAAGTCTTACAAGACCTTGGACTCAATATCACCGTCTGCCCAAGAATGTCTATCGACGATGGGATACAAGCCGTTAGAAGGCTTTTACCTAATTGCTACTTCCATCCACGAACTAAACAAGGCGCAGATGCACTACGCAACTACCGCCGCGAGTACGATGAGAAGCGCAATGTTTACTACGACAAACCCCTGCATGACTGGTCAAGTCACGCTGCGGATGCCTTTAGGTATCTCGCTGTTGGCTTGAATACCACTAGCACCTGGGGCAAACCGTTGCCAATTAACACGAAATGGATTGTCTAAATGCAAGAATTTGACCTACAAGCCATCATTGAAAACGAGATAGACAATGCTATCGGCTACATCAATACCGAGACGGTAGAGGAACGCCGCGATGCGCTGATGGCGTACAACCGCGAACCATACGGCAACGAAGTCGAGGGGCGGTCTACAATCGTTACGGGCGAAGTCGCAGAAGCCGTAGACGGCGCGTTGCCACAACTCCTGCGTGTATTTACACAGTCCGACGACGTGGTGAGATTTGAACCCAAAGCACCGGGCGACGAGGAGAAGGCTAAGCAAGCCACCGAGTATTGTAATTGGGTGCTGATGAACGACAACCCAGGCTTTGAGGTATTCCAGACTTGGTTCAAGGACGCGCTCCTCCAAAAGGCTGGGGTCATCAAGGTCTGGTGGAACGACGAGACCTCCGTGGACAAGGAGAAGTACGAGAACCTTTCCGAGGAAGAACTGACCCTGCTACTAGCAGACGGGCAGATGGAAGTGGTCAAGCAACGCCAGACTCAGATAGGCGAAGTCCCTGTCCCTCCCACGCCAGAGCAGATGATGCTTGCCCAGCAGACAGGTGTTGCGCCAGAAATGACAATGCAACCCGTGTTCTCGTACAACGTCACGGTCAAGAAGATAAACAAGAAGGGTTCGGTCAAGGTAGAGAACGTACCGCCAGAGGAGTTCCTAATCTCCAAGAAGGCTCGCCGTATAGCTGACGCGCCTTTCGTAGCCCACCGTAGACTGACCACCCGTTCCGAGTTAATCAGCATGGGCTTTAAGGCCGACGAGATTGACGAGTTACCGGCCTACGACGACCTGACATTTACCCCTGAGAGGGTGGCGCGGTTCCCGAATGGGGAGCAGCCAGACGACCCCAGCCTCGACACAAGCATGGACGAGATTGAGACGTTCGAGTGCTACATCAGGACAGATTACGACGAGGATGGCATTGCCGAACTGCGCCGTGTGTTCTACGCTGGCGGCACAATCTTAGAGAACGAGGAAGCAGACTTCATCCCGTTCTGCTCAGTCTGCCCAATCCCCATGCCCCACAAGTTCTTCGGGCACAGCTTGGCTGACCGCGTGGTGGACATCCAGAAGATTAAGACCACGATTACACGTCAGATGTTGGATAACCTGTACCTCTCCAACAACGCTCGGATGGCCGTGGTCGATGGGCAGGTAAACCTAGACGATATGCTGACTGTCACCCCAGGCGGTATCGTAAGGGTCAAGAACAACGCCGCTATAACGCCCCTACAAGTGCCTCTGGTGGCCGGACAAGCCTTCCCCATGCTTGCCTACATGGACGAGATACAGCAGAAGCGCACGGGCGTTACAAACGCCTCTCAGGGCTTAGACCCCAACATCCTGCAAAACACTACCGCGACAGCGGTGGCGATGGTTCAGAACGCAGGAGCCGCAAAGGTTGAGTTGATTGCTAGGATATTTGCCGAGACTGGTGTAAAAGACCTGTTCAAGCACATCCTGCACCTTGTCTGCAAGTACCAAGACAAGGAACGGATTGTGCGGATGCGTGGCAAGTTCGTGGCTATCGACCCCCGCGAGTGGAGCAACGAGTACGACATGACGGTAAACGTCGGTCTGGGTACGGGTAACCGTGAGCAACAGATGGCGATGGTGGCCGCAATCCTGCAAAAGCAGGAGCAGATTATGTCCCAGATGGGCATAGCCAACCCGCTAGTCTCGCCTAGCCAGTACCGCAACACTTTGGGACGGTTCATCGAGTCCGCAGGTTTCAAGGACACCTCTGAGTTCTTCCGCGAGATTACGCCTGAGATGGAGCAGCAGATGCTCCAGCCACAGCAACCGCAGCCTGACCCAGCTACCGCAGCCCTGATGCAACAGGCGCAAGCCCAGATGCAGGTCACTCAGGCAAAGGCGCAAGCGGACATTCAGGTTGCCCAAGCCAAGGCACAGGCAGACATCCAGTTACAGCGCGAGAAAGCCGCCGCAGACATTCAGTTGGAGCGCGAGAAGGCCGCCGCCCAGTTGCAACTCAAGACGGCAGAGTTCCAAGCCGAGGCACAGCTTAAAGCCGCCAAGGTCGGGGCGCAGATTACAGGAAACGTGGAGATACCTGGTTGAACGAAACAGAACGGGCGATAGCCTTCCTGAACGACGAGTTTTTTATGGCTGTTGTGGAAAAGCAACGGCTGATGTATATTAACAACATCTTAGATAG